AAGACGCGGTGTGCAGGTGCGCCTCGGGGTGAAGCCTGACGCTATCTGGGGTGTTGGAACTATTAGCGAGTTGCAGGGGGAACTAAACCGTGGGCTTGCTGGGGTGCGGGAACCAGAGCCAGTAAAAGTTGAAACCGTTATTGCGCGGATTATCAAACCTATGAGCGCAAAACTTGCAGCGTTCTTCAAGATGCGGAAAAACCTACGATGAGTGACGATATCGAACCAGCAGTGAGGGTAACAATGTCCACGATGTACAAAGAGTTGCAGCGTGTAGCAAAAGTTTCGGACGACACCGCCACGGAGATTCGGCGCATTCTTGACCAACTTGCCGCGCACGACACTCAGATCCGCTGGATGAAGGAACGTATGGGGTGGGCTGTTGGCGCGTTGATGACGGTGGCTGCGATTATGCCCTGGGTAAAAGACTTGGTAATTGGATAACTAACAGAGGAGAAAACGATGGATATAGTAAAAAAGTATTGGGCATTCGCGGCTGAGCGTGCTATTAAGACGGTTGCGCAGGTTGCGGTTGCGACTATTGGTGTGAGCGCGATTGGTATTGCGTCAGTGGATTGGGTTGGCGTTCTCTCGGTGTCAGCCCTCGCCGGCGTTGTGTCGCTACTGACTTCAGTGTCAAGCTTCAATAAGCCTGCCGTCTAGTGGGGACTGAGCAAGTGAACGGTTATGCGTGCCCGGTCGATCCTCAGGACGCGGTAGATTGCGAGTCCTGCCAGTAACCTTTAAGTAGGAAAGCCCCGCACCTTCAACGGTATGCGGGGCTTTCCTGTTCTCTACTCTAGCGGAGCCACGCCCTAATTGTGTTGCGTGTCACGTTTGCCCTTTTTGCGAGTTTGACAATGTTGGGGGTTGCATGAAATTCGCTGATGACTCTGCGCCTAAGTTCGGCGGTGATCAAATCTTGGCGTTCTTTTTGCCATGCTCGGAGGTCTACGAGTTCGTCGAGGGTCTTTTGCTCTAGGTCGTTATAATCTGACATGGGTACCATGATACACAGTTTGGGGGTGTTGTGTTGCATTCCGGGTGTGTAGGGGTGTACAGTATGGGGAACTACTAAGAAGGGGAAAAACAACATGAACAAGTTTTCGGATATTGAGATTGCGGCACAGGTTGAGTTGGGGGATCGTTACCCGACACGAAAGTCGCTGAGGGTTGCGCGTAAAAGGAAGGCTCGGTTGCTCGCTTGGGGTTGGGGCATGGTTGGCGCTTCGTTTGCTACCTCGGTGGCTATCTTGTTGGTGTCGCTGTGAGGTGGGTGCTGATAGTTACGGGCGGTGTCCTGGTACTGGTGCCGGGCATGCTGAACCCTTACGCTGCAATCAATGGGGCAACTTTGTTGGGCGTTGTGTTGTTGGCGTGGGCGGGGTTGTGGATGATGAGAGAGGATGAAAACAATGACGATTAGGAGCGCACCCTATTTTTGGGTGGAGTGTAATTGTTGTGAACAACGTGTTGATTATGGTGACAGCGGTTACGCGGCTTGGCAAGAGCGTAAGCAGGCCACAGGAAACATGGATGATGCAGACTTTCAAACTGTTGAGGTTGATGGGGTTGAGCAACAACTGTGTCCGAATTGCTGGGTGTGGCCGGAGGATTTGCCTGGCTACGATGAGGCAACAAATATTAGCGATGATCCGGTGCGAAAGCATGAACAGCACCCTACTAAAGGCGGTGAAATTTCCAAATGATTACACTTGATGAGATAACACCTGAGAAGATTTTAGAGCTTGAGTTTGAGCGTGATGCTCGGCGTAGCAAGCTGGTGAACCGTCTGGCGGTGGAGCGCCTGTGTGAGCGTGTGAAAGCGGCTGAACGGGAGTTGGAGCATGCGACTACGTGTAGGCAGTTGAGGGCGCGTTCTATGCGTGCTGAGGGTATGTCTGTGGTGGAGGTTGCGGAGTGGTTTGGGATGTCGGTGTCGGCTGTGCGTGGTTGGCTGAAGGCTGACGTTGAGGTGCAGTTGTCGAGTAGGGGTTGGGGTTATGTTGAGTGATTCGGGGCCGGTGAAAATCCCTGGGGATTCTACGGAGCAGGAGGCGTATAAGGCGGGTTATATTGCTGGCGGTATTGCGGCGCTGATCGGTGCGCTTGACGTTGCTAGGGTGAGGGTTGAGGAAGGGAGCGATGATGAGTGATGTGTTGCCGATGGAGCTGATGGGTACGGGCTTGTTCGGTTTCGTGTTGTCGTGGTTCGCTGTCGCTGTGGTCGCTATCGGGCTTGTGTGGATTGGGGTGTGCGTGATCGCGTACATTGTGGATGTGTTGAGAGGGGAAAGATTGTGATGGAAAAAGAGTTCGATTGTTGCGAGCAGGCTGCTTCTAAACACGCTAGGCACACGCCAACCACGGAAAGCGGGCTTTGGGTATGGGCCGATCCATCGTGGAGCAGATATTGGAGGCCTTATGCTTACGAGCAAGAAGCCGATGATGAAACATCAATTCGATGGGGCTATAATGAAAATCCGTAGGGGTTCCGCATGATGAGCATGAGCTATGACGGTTACGAGGTTGCGGTGACTTTACGGGATGATGTGTGGCAGCTGGAGGAGCCTGGCACCCTGAACTTGTCGCGGGTGCAGGCGCAAACGTTGCGGCGGATGCTCAACCAGTTGGGGTCGAAGATGGATGCAGATTTTATGGAGGAGGACGGCTGATGGGTGGCCGAGGATTGACCGGCTGCGCTATTTGCGCAAAACCTGTGCGGGATTTTGAATACGATGTGCAGGAGGGAATGTGCCTCGATTGTTATGCCAAGTTTGGCGACGGTTAGCGTTCGGGTAATGGGTGCGTTCTGCTGGCACCCGAACCAGGCAATAACCCGAACCACGTGCAATACTTTGCGCTCAAATGGTACTTAGGTACAAAGTATTGCCGATTAGCGTTCGCTCGGTAACGTGCCAGCCCATATTCCGTAGGGTTCCCCGGCTTCTATGGCGTAGGTGAAGCATTCTTTTTTGACGGGGCAACTGTCGCAGAGGTCGCGGGCAACCGTGATCGCGTAGTCTCTGGTCATTTTGTCGGGGAAGTCTTCGGGGAAAAATATTTCTGGTGCTGTTTGGCAGGGCACTTGTCCTCCGGCAAGGTCGATGCTGTCGCGAAGTTTTTGGTGTTGCCCTTGTCGGTTGTTGGTCATAGGGTAAGGGTAACAAAGAAAAGGGGAAAGTATGTCCGATGAAAATCCGATAACACCTGACACCCTTGCTGCGCTGATTATTGAGTACTGGGAGTGCGCCATGTCGGATAGTGGTTATGTGTGGGATAAGGCTCACCGTGAGCTTACAGAGGCGCTGGTGGGTGTTACGGATACGGTGCGGGTTGATGCGTATGCGCTCGCGTACAGGATGACATTGAACAGGGAGAAGTGATGATCAGTGCGGATCGGTTCGTGGCGAACAAACTGTACTTCCCGGCAGGCTGGCTTTTGGCTCGCCGTCATGGGGTGACTGCTACCCAGATGGCTAGGGCTGCGACACCGGCAGGGTTCGAGCAGGCTGTGAACGATTACCATGAGGACACGGTGATACCGGATAATCCTTACATGCGGTTTGGTCGGGATTTTGAGCCTGTTATTGCGAGGACTGTGCATACAGAGTTTGGGATTCTGCCAAACGATTGGTTGATTAGTGCTGAGGGGAAGCCGGAACATCTTGCTACCCCCGATGGGTTGTCACCCGATCACACGCTGATCTCAGAAATAAAAACTACGGGCCAGGATTGGGATGAAAAATCCATACCTATTGCTTACCGTAGGCAAGTGCAGTGGCAACTGTATGTGACCGGGGCTGAGAAGTGTTTGTTTGCGTGGATGCTGAGGATGGATGTTGGGGGAACGTTTGCTCCTGCGTGGTTTGAGCCGAAGACTAGGTGGTTGGAGAGGGATGAGGATATGATTAGCGTGTTGGTTGAGTGTGCCGGAAAATTGTGGGGAAGGGTAAACATATGATTGCTGAAGATGTGGACGTGTTACGGATTGCTGACGATTATGTGGGCGAGGTTTTGCAGACACGCGATGATGGTTTGTGGCGCGGGTTTTGGGTTACTGAGGGTGCCGCGTTGCAGGTAAGGATGGGTGCGTGATGGCGGCGACAGATAGCGTGGTTGATTCTAATGCTGATGAGCGCGATATTGAGCGTTGCCTTGAGGCCGCAGTCATGTGGATGAGGGCACGCCAGCTTGTTCCGGTGCATGATGCGTTGGAGTGGGAGCTGCACGAAGCGGCGAGCAACATTATGTCGCAAACATATGATGACGATGAGGGGGAGTGATGGCTAACTTTAATCTTGCAGATTACGAAACAGTCGAGGAACGCCTAGTCAGGTTCTACAAAGACAATCCTGATGGGCGTGTTATCACGGAGAACGAGACAACGGATAGTAACCGATCCGAAAAGATTTGGGTTGTGCGTGCCGTCATTTACCTTTCGGGTGAGGATTTGGAGCGTGGGTGTCCGAAGGCTACGGGGTATGCGTTTGAGATTGATGGGACGGCTGGCGCTAACAAGATGGCTGCGCTTGAGAATTGTGAGACTAGCGCGATTGGGCGGGGGCTCGCTAATGGCGGGTACTCCGGGAACAAGAAGCGTAGCTCTAAGGAAGAAATGGAAAAGGTTGCGCGTTTTGAGGAAGCCGAACGTCTAAAGGCTGCTGGTAAAATCCGTGATTATCTTGCTGAGGGTAAAGCTATGAAAGACGTAGACCAGCTCAAACTATTATGGGGGGAAGCTTCCAAAGCGGGGGCACCTAAAGAAGTCCTTGATGGGTTGGTGAAACGTGCAGAAGAACTCACTGCTGCTGGCAAGCGTGACGGAACTAGCGCAAGCGTATCTGGAAGCCCAACAACATGATGACCTGGTGTTGGCAGAGTTTTGGCGTGTCGAACTCTTGTCAAGGTTGGTGATGGTCTGTGATGGTATCGGAGATAGTCGCTGAAATTCAGGAGCTTACCGCACTGAACAAGAAGGGTGTGGAGGCACTTTATGAGGCTGAGATGACCCTGGCTAAGTGTGAGGCTGACTTGGATCGGTTGGAGGCTCAAGCTTTCATTAATGGTACGGGGTCGGTGGCTGAACGTCAGGCGTTTGCGAAGTTGGAGTGTGTGGAGGTACGGTTTGCGCGTGATGTTAGCAAGGCGCAGGTGAACCGTGTGCGGATGAAGCTCCGTTCGGTGGAGTCGGCTTTGATGGCGCAAGCAACTATGTCGAAGCTGATGCAGGCAGAAATGAAACTGTAGGGGGATGGTCATGAAAACTTTTCTTATTAGCGACACACACTTTGGTCACGCAAACATTATTAAGTATTGTGGCCGTCCTTTTGCGAACGCTGACGAAATGGATGAAGCACTTGTCACGAATTGGAACAGTGTCGTGTCCCCAGAGGATAAGGTTTACCATCTTGGTGATGTGACACTATCAAAATCTAAGCTGCCAATTCTTGAACGGTTAAACGGTCACAAGACTTTGATTCGCGGAAACCATGACAACAGTAAGCTAAAAGATTATGCGCTGTACTTTGGTGACGTTCTTGCGACAAAGGAACTTGCCGGGTTTTTGCTAAGCCATATTCCGGTGCATGATTCCCAAAAGTATCGTTTTAAGGGAAACATTCATGGGCATCTTCACGATAAAACTATTGATGATCCTTGGTATATAAACGTTAGTGTGGAGCATACGGGTTACACTCCTGTCCTGTTGGATAGTGTTATTGCGATTGCGTTATAACTGTGACGTATAGCAATCGCGCTATAACTGTGGCCTATCGTGATTGCGCTATAAGTACGACGTGTCAAAAAAATGCTCTATCCTTTACATGTATAGCAAATGTGTAAACGTTGTGGACATATTGCCGCATTCCGTAATGTCGGCTTATCCCCGCATTACTTACAGTTCCGGGGTTAGTGCCGGTGGTGGCAGACATTAGCAATCGTCCGCACAGCACCCCTGCAATCGTCCGGGAACTGTTCGGAAATCCCGAACTGTTACTAAGACAGCCCGGTAGTAACAGTTAGCTGAAGGAAACGAGAGCATGGCACTCCCTAAGAAAACGTTGGCGTTACTGCGAGCGCGTGATCCACATTGCTACCATTGCGGTATAAACGGTGAAACCTTGGTTGTCCAGCACCGTATCAACCGAGGCATGGGCTCGTCAAAGCTTTTGGATGGACTTGACAACCTGATGCTCATTTGTAGCTTCTGGAATAGTGAGATGGAGAGTACCTCGGCGGATGCTGCCGCTGCCCGTGGATGGGGCCACAAGCTGAGCGCCTGGGAAGCTACCAATCGGCCTGTGTTCGATATTCCGACCTTCACCTGGTACACACTGCTACCAGGAGGTACTAGAGTGGTGTTCAATATCGGGGACTGCTTCTAACGTGGTAAAATAGAGTCAGGCCCGGAGCATGAGAACTCCGAGCCTGACATTAATCCGGTAGTACAAGTACCGGCTGATTCCATTCTACGGGATAGCCGGAGATAGGAACAACAATGCACGTAAGAAGTGAAATTCAGTTCTCGGCAATTCCAATCTGGGTTGTCGATAGTGGCATTTCTGGCAAAGCAATCAAGCTGTATCTGGCGCTGAACCCCCACCTGGGCGGCGAGGATGTTTTCCTGGGTAGGGGTGCTATGGCTGACCGCTTAGGCTGGTCTACAAAAAAGGTTGAGCGTGCGATGGATGAGCTAGTCGCTTGTGGAGCTATCGGCGAGTTCAGGAAGGGGAAATAATGGCACTCATACGAGGGCATCACGACTTTGATGACCATTTTGCGCAGATACCTAACGCGTGGCTGAGAGACGGCAGGGTGAGCTTGGAAGCTCGCGGGCTTCTCGCGCAGATAATGTCTCACCGGCCCGGCTGGAACCTATCAATCAACTCGATTGCGCACCAAAACAACGTGGGCAGGGATAAGGTGCGGCGGATTCTTGATGAGCTTATCGAGGCAGGATATTTGGAGCGATCCGTGAACCAGGCACACAACGATAAAGGGCATCTTGCCGGGTACGATTACATTACGTGCGACCCCTCAGCATTGGCCCAGGAGCCTCACAAGGCTGAGCCTCACAAGGCTGAGCCTACCAAGGCTATTGAGCCACCAAAGAAGACTATCCCTAAAGAAGACCAAGTAGAGAGAACACCAAGAGTTAAGAATAGCGATGACCTCTCTTATTCTTTGGATGCTTTTGATAGCTTCTGGACTATCTACCCCAACGGGAGTGATAAGCCGAGGGCGCGGCGAGAGTTTGAGAAGGCTATAAAGCGCACAGAGGTAGACACGATACTTGCGGGGGCAGAAAGATACCGTGACGATCCGAATAGGAGTCCTGAGTTTACGAAGCATCCTTCGACGTGGTTGCATAATGATTCTTGGGATAATCCGGCGTTGCCTGCACCAAAACAGAAGCTCACTAACAGCGCACAAAACATTGAGAACTTTAGAAACAAAATGGCATTACTCGAAAATTCAACTAAGGAGATTACTGATGGACAAGCTACAGACCGAAGCATTACTGATTTTGGTGTCAACTTACGATCAGCGGAAGGTATCTGAGGAGACTGTTCTCGCATGGTCGCGGTTGCTTGTTGCGACTGACCCGGTGAGGGCACGTCTGGCGGTGGAGGAACATTTTGCGACTAGGCCGGATACGTATTTGTCTGTGGGGCATGTTGTGGCTGGCGCTAAGAAGGTTGCTGTGGTTGAGGGTGATTCTGCTGCGGTTTCGGATAGGCGTGAGGATGAGCGTGGCTGGGTGGGTGTGCCGTGTCCACAGTGTCGGCATGGGGTGAGCCTTGTCAGTTGCGATGCGTGTTGCAAGCTTCTTGCGGAGTCTGGCCTGGTGGGGCGGGCGTTGTGGGATTTT